GCCTCACCTCCCCTGCGCCTGCTTCTGCGCTTCCGCTTCAGCCCTGTCGATCGCCTGCCGCACCGGCATCAGCCACGTGTAGACCTCCGCCGGGAGATCCTCCCTGCCCGCCCCGGCTGTCGGCGTGATGCCGAAGCGGATGATGTGCAGGATGTCGTCATACGCTTCCCAGCTCAGCCCCGCCGGGAGCCGCTTGCCCTTGCCGGCGACGACCCATTTGAGGCGGAGGTAGTCGAGCTTTTTGGGTTCGGGCGCCTGCGCAGCTTCTTCGCGTGCGGGTCGAGGATCTCGTCGATCTGCGCGTAGTCCTCCGCGCTGATCTCCTCGAGCACCCCGGCGCCGGCGACGGTGCCGCTGCCGCGGTCGAACACCGGCACCGGGAACTCGTACGACCAGGCGGTAATCAGCATCGCCCACAGGGCGTCGTGCCTGGCCTCGTCCATCTCGGCCAGGTCCATCCGCTCGACGAGGCCGCCGACGTCGACCTCGCCCTCGTCGTCGACGTCGTTGCGGGTCATCCGCATCTTCGCGACCCGCGCGTAGTCGCGGATGTGCTTGCCCTTCAGGTCCTGCACGGGCACGTGCTCGATCCACGCGCCGCTTTCCAGAGTCGTTCTCAACAGGTCTCCTAGTAGGTCGGGACGGCGTTCGTCAGCGTGATCTTGACGGCTGCCTTGCCGCCTGACGCGCCGGTGGTGCTGATGCCGCCGGACGTCGCCGCGGTGTGAATGGGCTTGAACGTGACGTCGTAGCCGAACAGCTCGCCGCCGTCGTTCTCGTCGGCGACGGTGTAGGCGGCGAGGATGATGTCGACCTGTACCTGCACGAGGTTCGCCCCGCCGAGCCCGTTGGAGGACACGAACTGGAGCTGCGGCTGGGTGTTGCCGAGCATCGCGATAAGCGCCGAGTCGTCAATCGACGGGGCGAAGGTGAGCTTACCCTGGTTGGACTGCTTGCCGCGGGCGATGACGTACGGCTGCTGGCTGCCCTGCTCGGTGTTGTACGCCTTCACCGCCCGGGACAGGGTGATGGCGTGCTCGGCGAGGTTCTTCACCTGCGTGCCGCCGCTGGCGATGCCGGCGATGCCGGTGACGGTCCGCCAGGACGGGTACGGCTGCACGCCGGACACGTTCGCGGTGCTGACCAGGGTGGCTGCGGTGGCGCGGCTGGCGCAGGTGACCTTGCCCGTCCAGTCGAGCAGCTTCTCCGCGTTGCCGGTGATCACCAGCTCGCTGAAGCAGCTGTAGGCGTACTGGTTGGCCCCGTTCGCCGCGAGGTTGTCGAAGTGGGTGAAACAGTGCGTCGGCCCCTGCCCGGGCCCGTTCGCCGCCCCGGTGCTGCCGTTGAGCAGCGCGAACACGTGCACGAAGGGTGCCACGACACCCGCGACGGTCTTGCCGCTCGCGTGCGCGAACCGTGCCGGGGTGTTCGTGAACGTCAGCGTGTTGCCGGACGGCGCCGTCGACAGGGTGACGATCTCCGGGTTGCCGTCGGCGGTGATGCCGATCTGCACCGACTGGCCGGACGAGAACCCGGTGATGGCCGCGACGGTCGCCGTGGTCGCCCCCGCGGTCAGCGGCGCGGTCAGCGTCGTCGACCCGGTTCCGGCGGCGCCGGTCGCCGTGTAGTCGCCGAGCAGGTTGTACGCCGCCTCAGCGAACCCGTGGTCGCCGACTATGTGACCGCCGACGTCGAAGCCCCCGATGAGCGGCCCCTGGTACTCGCCGTAGACGTCGCCCATGCTGCCCTGGAAGCTGTCATCGTCGAGCCACATCGGCTTGTCAGACGGCTTGAACGTGGTGAACGGAACCGGGGAGCCGATGGTGGCGGGGATCGTCCCGGCGGCCCCTGCGGCCTCCTTGACGACCCAGAGTTCCCGTTCCTGGACGGGCGCGATCGTGGTGGGCGGTGCCATGTCACATGTCTCCTGGCTCGGTGCCGGCGGCCGGCTTCACGGGCGCCAGGGGCGGAATGAGGGGAGCCGGGGGCGGCGGCGCTGTTCCGCCTTCCGGCTCGTCTTCGACGGGGACCCACGGGCCCCAGTCGGGCAGGTCGCTTTCGTCGCGCTCGTCGCCGGGCCGGACGAGGCCGCCGTCGCCGTCTTCCTGCGGCCCGGGGCCGTCATAGCGGTACTTCACCAGCTGCCTCCTAGGCCGCGATCATGGTCATGACGTCAAAGATGATTTCCAGGCCGCCGCGGCCGCGTCCCCGGTCGGCTTCGACGGTCCAGTCCAGGGGCTCGCCGATCGTGATGCCCTCACGGCCCTCGCCTGCCTGCGTGATCAGCCGCCCCGTCGGGTAGGCGTTCGAGGTGGTGCCGAGGGTGCGGTCGGCGTAGATGAGGCCGAGCAGCGCGTCCGTGAGGTCGTCAAGCCCGGCCTCGGCGGTTTCCAGGTGCGGCTCGTAGCTGATGACGTCCAGTGCGCAGGTGACCGTGTAGTGCCGTTCCCGCCACCCGGACGTGGGACCGCCGTAGCTGCTGCGGATGATCCGCTGCGTCCCGACGCGGACGCTCAGCACCGCGCCCCACCCGGTGCCCGCCGCGACGCCCTGCGTGTAGTACTCGTCCGGTGCGCCGCCCTTGATGAGGTACGGGTAGGCGGTGCCGAGCCCCGCCGCCGACAGGGGACCGCCCTGGTAGTAGTTGCCGCCGTCCGCCGTCGACTTGGCCCCGCCGAAGTAGGCGGCGACCGCCTCGCGGACAAGCTGCCGGTCGCCGGCGCTCATGACCGCATCACCGGCTTGTACGGGGCCAGCCACCCGTAGGCGTCGTTCAGCAGGCCGCCCGCCTGCCCGCCGCGGGCGCCACCGGTCATCCGCGCTGACGGGCCGAACGGGGACGTCGGCTCCTCCGCGCTGACGTCCTCGCGCATCAGCAGCGCGACCGCGTAGGCGATGACCGCCTGCAGCAGCTTGCGGGGCATGCCGGTGATGCCGGTGCCCGCGGCGTGGGCGTTGAGCGTGTTCGCGGCGAGCGGGATGCTCGTCGGGGCCGGCGGGACCGTGGGCATCGCCGGGACGTACGACGACGCGACCGTGACCGCCTCAGTGAGCCCCGGGTCGTAGATCCGCAGCACGTCACCGGGCAGGATGCCCGCCGGGTCGTCCACCGTGACCGACGATGCGCCGGAGCTGACCGGGGAAGAGATCAGCGCCGACGGGTACCCGGCCACGTACGACCACTGGACGTACGTCAGCTGCCCCGGTGCCGGGACCGCCCCGAACTGGATAGCCGGGCCAACAAAAGCCATGCCTGACCCGTACGGCACGAACGACAGCTCCCTGCCGTCCTCGATCCACATGCCCGCGGCCGGCAGCGCCAGGGCGGTCAGCACCGACGGATCCCAGCCGAACGACAGCGACGTCACCGCCCGCACCGGGATGTCATACGGGCGCACGTAGACGCGCCCGCCGTTGCCCGCGCGGGTGCGCTGCTGCTGGTTCTGCACCCAGTGGGCGTGCAGCAGCATGTTCCCGCACTCCCCGACAGCCCAGTCCGAGGAGGTCATCAGCACGTCATAGAGCTCGTCGTCCTGCACGCTCTGGATGCCGCCCGGCACTAGGTTGTCCAGGTCCAGCCACGTCGGGAAGCCCTTGAACATGCCCGGGGTGACATAGGGCCGGTACAGGACGCCGGAAGGCGGCGGGACCAGCACGGGGATGTTAGCCACGCCCGCCTCCTCTCGTTACGCGGCCTGCGTCGCGGGCCTGGGGGTGTGCGCCTTCTTCGGCTGGCTCGCCTTGCCCGAGCGGGGGGCCGGGTGGCTGCCTGCCTTCCTGTTCGCCGCCCTGGTCTTCGCCGCCTTCTTGCCGGCGGCGGACCGGGCGGCTTTCTGCTTAGCTGTCTGCGTTTTCTTCGGCCGGTGGATCAGCGTCCACAGGCGGTGCAGCGGGATCACTGCCGTCCTCCTTCGGCTTGTGCGCGGCGCAGAACCCGTCCTCGCCCGGACGGCCCTGGCACGGCTCTCCGGCCTTCGTGGTGCCGCCGCAGGTCCGCGGGGCGGGCACCATGGCATCGCCGAGCCGCCACGACCCGTGGACGCAGGACAGGACCGTGTCCGGGTCGCCTGCCCCGACGAACGCCTCAGCGCGGCCCGCCTGCGCGTTCTCCGCCAGCCGCGCCAGCTCCGCCGCTTCGGGGAAGCACAGTGTGCAGGTGTCACTCACGGACGGCCTCCCCGCCGCACCGCGAGCAGTGCCTGATGAACGGCCGGAAGCCGCACGCGCAGCGCCAGCCGAGCTTGCGGCGCGCGGTGCCGCTCAGCGACGCCATCACGCCGCCGAGCTGCACTACCGCCTTCGCGTCATCCGGGTGCATGTCGAACACGCGCCCCTGCGTGTTGCCGCCGTAACGCCGCCCGGTCAGCCCGTCGACCTGGGCGATGTTCTCCGACAGGATGACTTTCGTCACCGGGTCACCCACGTGATGACGGGGTGCGCCGCGGCGTCCCCGTGCCCGTAGCCGAGCACCGTCACGCCCTGCACGGTGTTCGGCGTGCCGGCCGGGGTCGTCACGTGATCCGATGTCTTGCGGGTTGCCGTCCTCATGTGAGAAGCGCCTCCTGCGGGTCATGGCCGTCCGGCGACAGGGCGCTGACAACCTGCTCCGGCGGCACCCCGTTGGCGAGCGCCTGCCCGGAGAAGACCGCCGCGGTCGTCCCGTCGGACGTCTCCGTTACGGTGAGGGTCTGGTTGCCGTCCCAGCTGACGGTGAGGGCGGGCATGCCCTCGCCCGCCGGGACGGCCCCGGCGTCGGTCGCGCTCACGCCTGAAGGCCGACGATCGCCCCGGACCAGGCCGGGGCGTACGGCACGAACGTCCCCAGCTGGTAGGTGCTGAAGTCATACGTGAACTGGATGTCGGGCCAGTCGTAGCCGATGTAGTCGACCACGTTGTTGACCGCGAACGTGTTGGTGACCTCGCTGTCGGGCACCGGCAGCGACTTGGACCAGGCGAAGCTCACGCCGACCGGCATGAACGGGTGCACCTCGAGGTCGACGGACTTGCCGGTCGTCTGGTTGACCATGCCCGTGACGACCGAGCCGACGGTGACGCCGCTGATCTCATCGCGGGACAGGGTGATCCGGTAGCCGCCCGGCTGGCCGGTGGACACCCCGGTGCCGCCGCCCCGCTCGACGAACGTGCCGAGCGCCGAGCGGATCACGCCGTCGACGTACACGACGTCCGGGTCGGCGAGCAGCTTCTGCCCGTAGGCCGTCGCGGTGCCGTTCTGCGCGTAGTTGCCCGATTCGATGCCAGCCCCGTACAGGGTCTTGAACATCGTCTGCCACGGCAGGTCGCCCTGCGCGGGCGCGCCGGACTGGCCGAGGCCCGCGACGGAGTTGACCGAGTTCGCCGCGGTCGCGTTCGCCAGGTAGGTGGCCACGTAACCGCTGACGGCCGGGTTGAGCAGCACGGTGAGGAACCCGTCGTACCCGTTGACGTTCGCGCTGGAGTCGGCCGCGTTCTGCGCCAGGGAGCCCGTGCTGGTGGTGTAGCTGGTCAGCACGAGACCGGAGTTCACTGCCGCCGCACTGCCTGCCGCCACGAACGTCTGGAAGAAGAAGCTGCCGGTCGCCGCGGTGAACACGTACACGTTCCAGCCGACCGCACCGGACGGCAGCGTCGGCCACCCGGTGATCGTGATGGTGCCGGTGCCGGTGATCGCCGACGTGGTGACGATGTTCGACGGGGCGGACTCGCCCCAGCCGCCGACCGCGGTGACGAACACCGAGTAGGTGGCCGCGGCGATCGTGCCGCCGGTGCTCGCCGAGGAGGCGGTCAGGCCGGTCGGGGCGGCGATCGGGCCGGTGTACCCGTTCGCGGACGGGCCGCGCGAGTAGAGCAGCGCCTTCTCCTCGCCGAGCATGTGCGCCCACAGGCTAGCGGTGTGCGACAGCTGGCGGATGTCCTCGAAGCCCTGCCCGATGTACTGCGCCTTCCACGACACCGAGTCAGACATGCTCAGTTCGGTGTAGTTGACGGTCTTGCTGTCCGCCGCGTAGTTGATCTTCTGGCCGCGGCGCAGCGGCACGCCGGTCGTGCCCTGCACCCCGCCGCCCGTGGTCGACTGGCCGCCGAACTGCGGCAGCGAGATCCCCTGCGACTGCGGGAACTCCGAGTTCAGGAACGGCGCCTGGTCGACGACCCCGCCGACGTTCGCGTTCGTCCAGCCGAGAATCCGGCGGAACTGGATCGCGGAGCCCTTGCCGGTGTTGTCCCGGGGCACCGCGTTGCGCAGCGGCGTCTGCCGCGGCACCAGCTTCTTCGACGGGTCCTCAAGGTTGTACGGGGCAAGCTGGGTGTTATACCCGCCGGTCTCCGGGTAGGCCTGGTTCCAGTCTTTCGTGACGAGCTCGCGCATGTCCGCGAAGGCGGCTTCCATGCCGGCGAGCTGGTCGGCGGGCAGCGACTTGGACAGCTGCTCGAGGGCCTCCATGCGCCGCTCGTGCTGCGCCCTGGTGGGCGCGGCGCCCTTGCGGATGCCCTCGTAGGGGACGAAGTGGTTGCGGCCGTTGTCGTGGTCGTCGTGCGCCTTGCGCAGTTCCGACTTGTACGCCTCGAACTGCTCGACCTGCGCGGTGCCGGTGTAGTCGGGGCGGAGTGCTCCGCCGCCGCGGTAGGCGCCGCGGTGGCCGCCGAAAAGCTCGGCAATGCTGGGCATGATCCCTCACAAGAATCGGGAGCCAGCCCAGCCAGGGTGTCACGCGACGGTGATCTTGGCCCGTTCCTGGGCGGCGAGCTTGCGGTACTGGTCTGCCACGGCGGAGTCGGTCAGCCTGTCGGCTGTCGCCTCGTATTCCGCGGCCTTGGCGGCGTGGTCGATGCCGTCCGGCGCCTTGGCAGGCGGGAGGGCAGTCATCCTGGGACCGCCGGGTACCGGTGTCGCCTTCACCTTCGCCAGCTCGTCCCGCAGCGCCTGGTTCGACGACTCAAGATCGTCGACGCGCTTCATAAGCGGGGCGGTGGCCTCTGTGACAGCGGCCTTGACGACCTCAGTGAGGTCGCCGGTCTGCGTCTCAGTATCCACGCTGGTCCCTTCATCTGCAATCTGCGACTTGCTGGTGTCGTCCGCGTCATCGAGCGGGTTCGCGACGCCGAGTTCCTTCGCGCGCCGGGCGATGAGGCGCTTCGCCGCGGCGGCGTCACCATGCCCGGAGCGGGCGAGAACCGCGGCGCTGTGCAGGTCTTCCTTGTCGGCGATCGGGTAGCTGCCGTCGTCGAGCGCCTTGCCCTGCTCGGCGAGCCTGCGCCGGTCCTCGGCCGAGTGCTTCGCCTTGGCGATCACTTCTTCATAGACGCAGCGCGCAACCTCAGGGTCGCTGAAGATCGCCTCAACGGTGCCGAAGACGCCCTTGGCTGCGGATTGCATGAGCATCGACGCGGGCATGACGTCACCGAGACTGACCGCCTGCTCGCCGTCCCGCCAGCAGCGCACCGCCTGCAGCGCGCACGCCAGCTCCTGGATGTCGCACACCTCGCCCGCGTTCCCCGCGGCCACCTCCTGCGCCTCGGCCGCGATCGCCTGGCCGAGCAGCGCGATGATCTGGTTGCCGAGGTCGATGTCCGGCGCCTCGTCGACCTGGCCGCGCTTGCCGACCGCCTTGAACAGCTCCGCGGGACTGACCGTCAGGTCGGCGAGGACTGCCTTGGCCAGCGCCTTGGCTGCGTCACGGTCAAGCTCCGGCTCGGCAGGCGGCTCTTCCGCGGGCTCTTCGACCTGCTTCATCAGGATGAACTTGATGCCGTTAGCCGGGCTGCCGACGCCGTCGACGCGGTCGGCGTCGATCTTCTCAAGCTCAGTGATCTCGACGTCCACCGCTACTCCCTCAGGTTCGCTATCGCCTCAGCGGCCGGCTTCCTGCGCCGCGCGCTGCCCTGCATCGACACGCCGGTGATCTTCCCGGTCTTGACCAGCTCCCATGCCGGGTCGTCCCACACGATGCCGCCCATCCAGTCGCCTTCCTTGACGACGTAGCCGGACGGGGTCTTCCAGTCATCGGCCGGCCACAGGAACGACTCGACGGTCAGGCCCGCGCCCTCCGTGCCGTCGGCGTGGTGCAGCCCGACCTTGGCGCCCTTGCGGAGGAAGTTCCACGCCGCCTCGCGCACGGCTTCCTTGCTGGCGAAGTCGCGATGGCCGTCGGCTGCGACAGCCACGTCAGCACGATCTGCCGGGTACACGCATACGAGCGTGTACTGAAGCTCTGGCGTGGCCTTGGCGAGCACGCCGGACAGCGACCGGCCGTCCCACTTCGCTGCGCCCTTGGCCGCGTAAGTGCCGCCGGCGCCGGTGTCGATGGTGATCGTTCCGTCAGGTGCCTGCGTGATCTTCACCGGCGCTCCCCTCCTGCCGTATTGGTGACGTGCTGCTTCATGTCCTCGTGATGCCGCTCGCGCTGCCGTGCCGCCTTCACGTGGCTGACCACCACGGCGAGGATCGTCCAGGCGGACGGCGCGATGACGTTGGGCCAGAGCTGATCCCAGATCGCGGCCGGGCTCACCGCGCACCTGCCAGGACGGGCAGCTCGGCGCACCGGCAGCGCGGGTGCAACGGCACGAGCGGCGGTGAGCCGAGCGGATGCGGACCTAGCTCCTCCGCCGCCTTGCAGGCCGGGCACACCTTGTCGTCCTCTGCCGTCGATACCTCAACCTCGGTGCGCCCGGTCTCCGCGTACACCTGCCGCGCTGCGGTCGCCTGCGCCCTGGCGATCTCCGCCTGCGCCACCAGCTCGGCGCGTGCAGGGTTGTCCAGAACCGTCTTCAGGCGTGCAGCGAGATCGCCGACGGACAGGAACGGCGGCAGCGGCTCGGTGCCCGGCTCGCGCAGGATCTCATCGGACCGCAGCGTCTCCTCCAGCACCGCCGACAGTTCCTCAAGCCGCGAGTCGGCGATCGACTTGATGCGGATGCCCGCCTCGCCGAGCAGCTGCCGCAGGCCGGGCCCGGCGATCTGCTCGGCTGCCGCGTAGTCACCCGGCGTCCAGCTGCCCCAGTCGACATCCGCGAGGCTCTCAGCGGCTGCGAGAGCGCTGCGGTTGCCGAGCACCCACGCCTCAGTCCACAAACGCGTCAGGACGGCCCGCAACGCGTCCTGGATAGCCTTTCCGGCGCGGGACAGGAACGCGGACAGCACCGGGTTGACCGCCTTGGCTGCCTGCGGCACGGCGGACGGGTACAGCGCAACCCACGCCTCCGCCAGCTTCCCCGTGTCGATGCTCCCCGCCATCGCCTCGCGCACCCGGGCGGCGTACACGCTCACCATCTCCTGGTCCCTCTGCCAGCCGGGCCAGTCCCGCTTAGCGCTTTTGGGCCGGCATCAGCCGCCTTGAACACGACGCGCGGATCGCCGTCCAGCTCCGGCATGTCCGCCGCCGTCAGCACCTTGCACTCGAACGGGCGCGGCGGGTTGCGGCGGCGCCCCAGGAACGACTTCAGCGCCTTCGCCTCAGCCGCCTTCGCGGGCGCGTTGCCGGGCGGCTCGTCCTCGCTGTCGCCCTGGTCCTGCTCGTCGCCCTGCTGTGGCATCCCCGGCTCGCCCGGCGGACCCTGCGGGGCGGCCTGAGCCGGGCCGATCAGCGCTCCCGGCGTCGCATTCTTCGACGCGCCCTCAATGAACACGATGCCGCGCTGCGTGATCAGCATCGGCATGTCAGCCTCAGCGAAGTCGTACGGCGGCTCGCCGCGGCGCGCGTTGTCCTGGTTCAGCGTCATCCGGCCGCCGCGGACCCGCGCGTCGGCGATCGCGTCGGCCGCCGCCTCGTCCTCCGACTCCAGGCCGAGGATCTGCACCCGCAGCACGCTCGGCATGCGGAGCTCGCGGATAGCCAGCTTCGTCGCGTACCCGGCCAGCCAGTTCGCGTCCGGCATCCGCGTCTGCCGGTTGAGGATGTCTTCCTCACCCTCGTGGAAGCTCGCGCCCAGTGCGCCCGCCTCGGTGAAGCCGACCTCGCTGGCAGGCAGGCCGAAGTCACCGGCCACCAGCTTGATCAGGAACAGGTCATAGTCAGGCCGGTACTTCTCGTCGACCTGCTCGCCCTGCACGAACTTCGCCCCCGGCGGCATGAACGGCCACTTCATCCGCTCCGCGGTGTTGCCGCCGAGGTGGTCGTTCAGCATGCGGGCGTAGTCTTCCCACTGCTGCGGCGTCCACTCGGTGGCCAGGTCGGTCTCGATCAGGCCGGCCGGGGTGACGCCCTCGGTGTACTCGGCCATCATCCAGCCCATGCGCCGCATCCACAGCAGCCCGTCGAACAGGGCGATCTCCGTCGGGCTCATGCCATACGGCGACTCCGAGCGGAAGATCGAGCGCCGGTAGTACAGGGTGTCGCCGGGATAGCCGCCCCGCATCAGCGGGCTTCCGGTCACCGGGTCAAGCTCGGCATCCGGGTCGACGGTGGCGGTGAACTCGCCTCTCGGGAACCCGTACATGATCTGCTGGTACGCCGGGTAGGGCGGGAGCGGCCGGCCGCCGTTCTCGTCGAGCAGCGGCTTGATCGTGCTGCCGTCGATCACCTCGAGCGCGAACAGGTCACCGCCGTACGTCTTGCGCGGGTAGATGACCGCGGCGTCGTACTTCAGCCGGTTCTCCATCAGCAGCGAGCACCAGTCGGGCCATTCCAGGTCGTTCTTCCGGTCCGGCACGGCCAGCCAGTCAGTGATGCGGCTGATGTCCGCCATGTACTTCTCGCGAAGGCCGGCTTCGACGTCGGCCTTCGCCGACCCGCTTGCCTGCGCCTCGCGGGCGACGGCTTTCGGGTCGACGGTGACAGTGAAGTCGTTCTGGCAGATGCTCTTGCGGCGCTCGATGCACTTGCGGAACAGCGGCATGTCCGCGGCACGGCGCAGCGTCTGCCACGGCACGTGCCAGCGGTCGTCGACCTGGAGGTTCCACGAGACGGGGAACTCCCACAGGCGCGGCTCAGCGCGGCCGCTGTCGGGGCGGACGACGTTGATCGGCGCGGGGATCAGCCTGCGGCCGGGGCCGAACGGGGCGGTCTCCCACAGCGGGCTGACGGGCATCGGGGTGGCGGTCATGTTGCCGCTGGCGAGCCGCCGCTGAGCGGCCATCATCGCGGCGACCTGCTCGGCACTGTAGCTGACGCCGCCGCGCCCGTTGTAGGCGACGGGCGGGACGGCCTTAGCGGCGACAGCACGGCCCCGGTTGCGGCGCGCGGACCGGCTGGCCACCGGCTACCTGCCCGTGACCATCAGGTAGACCGTCTGCGCCGCCATGCAGGCGATGAGCACGATCACGGCCAGCTTGACGAGAGTGTCCATCGGGATGCGGCCCATGTCAGTCCGTCGCGGGCGGCAGATAGTCCGCCAGGTCGTACGGGCCGTCTATGTCCGGGTCGTAGCAGCCCCAGCAGACCGGGCCGCGGGCACCGTCGGTGAACGACTCGGTTACGCCGATGTCTGGCGCGTCCGGTCCCGCCTCCGCAGCCGCCTTCGCGTTCGCGACCTGGATCTCGAACTCACGCTCAGCGCGCTTCACCTTCGCCGCGCAGACCAGGCACCCGGGGCGGTTCATCTGCTGGCTCATGTGATTCAGCAGCGGGCCGAGAATCTTCGCCAGGTGCAGCGCGACGCCCTCGCCGATGACCTCCGCCAGGTTCCGCTCCGCGACGTCGGGCGACGGCGGCACGTCCTTCCCGGTGGCGGAGAACGCGGCGGGGATCGTCCCGGGGACGCGGCGAGTATTCGACACGGCGCTCCAGTTGTGGAAGGTCTACAGAAGGCGCAGGGTAAATCGCTGATATGAGTGTGCCACAGCGCGTCCGGATTGTAGACCTGCGACAAGCGGGTTAGTTGCGCTGCTCAGGCTTCCATGCTTCGGCGTCGTACTCGGGGTGCTCGCTGTACGGCAGCGCGAGCAACATCAGCAGCAGGTCACTCTCGCCGGTCGTCTTGTGGCCACTGCCCCATTCGCCCTCGATACGGCTGTCCATGTCGTCGATCTGCTCAACGACCTCAGCCAGGATGCGTCGCTTGGACTCGACGTCGCGCAGCAGCCGCTCGCGGGACGAGATGCGCCGCAGCACCATCTCCATGCCGCGGCCCTGCACGGCGACAGGCTGCATCGCGGCGTAGATGTCGATATCGGTCGGCATCTGGTTGGCGTCATACTCGTCGTCATCGAAGCGCGCATTGATGAACGCGACGAGCGCCTCGCGCTGCTGTTGCCACATAACCCCATCTTCCCGCTTGTCAGCGCCGCCCAGTACGCCCCCTGCGCGTCCTTCGGCACGTAGTACGCGAGCAGCAGCGCGTCGGCGTCGTCGGGGCTCTTGCCGCCGGACCGCTCCCGTATGTCGTCCTTGCTCTCGATGAAGATCCGCCCCTTGG